TTACTTTAAGTTTATCAAATGCTCTATGTCGTTGTTTATGGCCATGAGTGGTTGTTTTTCTTGACGCAATAAAAGAACATAATTTTGTTTTTTCATATATTTTGTGTCTGGGTTCTGAAATCCAAGGCAGATTACTTCCTGCAAGGCAAAAATGAATCTTTTCATGCTTGTCTACCAATTCTCGGTCACAAGTAAATATTCCATCATATGCATTTACAATTTCTTCTAATATACTTGGATTATCAAAAGCATCTTGTAGATACGGAACAACTTCTCTGGATTCACAGAACCACCCATACTTTTTAATATTATTATTATTCAATTTAAACTGTTGTACTCCAACAGGAATGTGCATATCCATCCATACTTGTATTTCTGAATCGTTATATGTCCATTCAAAATTCTTTGGTTTCCTGTTAGAACAAGAAGATTGGTGTGGACTAAACGGTAATCCTATTCCTTGTATTTTCATGATATATCACCTGGTGTTTGCCACTCTATCAAATCTTCTGCCATTCCCAGACTTCTCAAAGATTCTTTCTTTGATTCCGCGTCTGCAAGTCCCATAGTAATGTAAGTATTTTCGTTGGTGTGTCCCGGCCAAATGCAATATTCTGGGCCGACATACCCTATGTTCATCTTTTTTATAAACGTGGGGATAAGACCGAACAAAGGTTCATGGTCGAACACACCTACATTATTTTCAAGAATATCTTTTGTCGATGCAATCCACGCATTTATAAATTCTTTTGCTTTATCAGTATTATTAAAATATAAAGGGGATGCTTTCATTCCAGAGAGCATGCCATTTGCCGTTGCAACCACCATATCTACAGATTCATCAAATTTATCAAATATATCTGGCGTTTTGTGTAATCTACTATCCACATCCATCCACAACAATGGCTTATTGAATCTTTCCAACATATCTAAAATAAATTGTGGTTTACTAAGGCAGTTTAATTGATAAGAACCCAAAGATTCTTTGTGCTGAATACTGCACTGCATATCTAAATCTTTGCATTCTTCGCGCAATCGATTTGCATTGTCTGAATAGTAAGTTTTATCTTCTATATCACTGTAGAAACTTATCAATAGTGTTTTCATAATATAACCTCATTTTAACTATTTCCTATATGATATTTAGGTATCAATTCCCAATCATCTTTGTCTTTATGTGAAATGATTTTTATCTTTCTTACATCTACAACGGGTTCATCTTCTTCTATAGGTTCTATTATTTTTAATAATTCCCATTCTTCTAAAAGATTTGATATTGCATTTCTTCTGCCTATATCTTCATCCGATATGTTGGATTCTAACCCATCCATCTCAAAAAGTTCTTTAAAATGCATAATTGCATATCTTCCTCTTTTGTGAAGAATATGGCAAGATTGATATAATTTATTTTCTTTTCTTGAAGATATTCCCATTCTGGTCAAAGTTTCTCTGACTTTTAGAAAATCATCATCGGATTTCAGGGTTATTTCAACCCCTAATCCATTAAAAATGTCTTCTTGTTCCATAATTTGTTATTCCTGTTTTAATCACTTGTTATGATTTGTAAATATATATCAAATTATGGATTTATACCACCACCAGAGAGGTAAATTCTCATTTCTTCTATATTTTCATCGCTTAATAAGTCAATAATTTCTGTTGCTTTTTGGTCTGAGTATCCATAATAATTCTTTACTATTTCTAGATTTTCAATAATTTGCTTTTTTTGCCACTTACTAAATCTTTTTCGTTTCCTCAATGCATTTTGAAGATAATCAAATTGCATCTTTTTATCCGTATTTGGAAATTCGTTTATTTGATTTACATGGAGAATAGTATCTATAAAATAAGATAAACACCTATTCACAACAAAGGGTGCATATTTCTTTTCTACCTGTTCATCCTCTGTATTCATCAGAGGTTCTTTGGTATGGTTTATTGCATTAAGATACTCACTCAGTTTCATCTTCAAGAACCACGGCAAGTACATGTCCTCGTCTAATTATCTCAAACCCTGCATGTGTTCCTATTCTAGAAGGAGCATCATAAAGAACAATACTTCCTACATCGTAATCCACTTCTGGTATACTTCCAGAATCATCAGGAATACCTCTTCCCATAGAAACAATCTTTGATTCTACACTTGTACTGTCAAGTACTTGACTTTTTTTAATAATCAGACCACTTTCAGTTACTTCTTCTTTTTCGTAATCTACCTTTTCTAAAATTAGGTAATCACCTTGTGCTAATAATTTTGTCATTTGTATTCACATCCCATCATAAGTTCTACAATACATGCCACTAAATTAATTTCTTGGTCTGCCACGAATGCAGACTTATATTGATATTCCGCTAAAATCAAAACTGCTTGAGGGATTGAAGATGGTGTAAGATAATCATATAAACCATCATAAACTTTCCTAAACAATTCTGACGGAGAATTGTCTAGATTCTCCACTGCCCACTTTCTTGCACTAGTGAAGTCTTTACTCTTCATATGACTCACCAAGTCTTTAATATGTATCTCACCAATTTGACTTAAAATTCCCACATCAATTGTACCACCAATAGAATATCGTTGTAATTCATTTAAAACTCTTCGGAAATCTGGGAAATGCTTCAATATTACTTGGGCTAAAACCTTCTCTTCATATAAAATTCCTTCATTGTCTAAAACATACTTTACCCTATCCATAAACTGGGAGGCAAGTGTCGGTTTCTCTTTTTTAGGAACAGTAAAATTAATAAGGGTACATCTTGAATGTAGAGGTTCTATAATTCTATTTTTAAAGTTGCAAGTAAGAATAAACCTACAATTTTCACTAAATTCTTCAATAAATCCACGAAGTGCAGGTTGTGTAGATTGTGCATTACTATAATCAAATTCATCAAGAATTACAATCTTCTTTCCGCCAGTTATTGAAACTGTACTTGCAAAATTTCTTATCTTTGTTCGCAAAGTATCAATGTTTCCATCTTCTGAACAATTGACCATAATATAATCGGTTTCAAGTTCGTTACATAATGCTTTTGCAATGGTGGTTTTACCACAACCAGCACCACCAGAAAGTAGAAGATTCTGTGATTCTCCCGAATCCACCATTTGTTGAAAGGTGGTCTTGATGGATTCGGGAAGAATGCATTCACTTATTAGTTTCGGTCTGTATTTTTCCACCCACAAATATTCTTTAGTTTTTGTCATAGTTGTCATAATTATCTTACTGCATCATATGGTGTATGAATATTTTCAATTACCTTATAATAATTTTTATTATTGATTACCATTTCATCTAGCATGGTTTCAAATGTATATTTTGGTTTCCATCCTAGTTCTTCACGAATCTTGGCGGAATCACCCTTTAAATCATGAAGTTCTTCTGGTCTGAGAAATTTTTCATCAATAACAACATAATCGTTATAGTCCATTCCAAGTTTATTAAATACATGTTCACACACATCACGGACACTGTGTGATATTCCAGTTGCACAAACATAGTCATTTGGTTTTTCTGCTTGGAGTATTAACCACATTGCTTCAACATAATCTTTAGCGTGTCCCCAGTCTCTTCTTGCCTCTAAATTTCCTAGTCTAAGTTCTTTTTGTTTTCCTATGGCTATATTAACTGCACCTTTTACAATCTTTTCCGTTACAAAATTAGAACCTCTTCGTGGGGATTCATGATTAAAAAGAATTCCATTTGAAACGAACATATCATATGCATTGCGGTAGTTTCTGCATATGTTGTATGCAAACACTTTTGCACATCCGTAAGGACTTACTGGAAACATTGCTGTTGTTTCTCTTTGATATCCGTCACCATCTGTAGAATTTCCAAACATTTCCGAAGAAGATGCTTGATAAATTCTTGAATTTGGGCAAACCAATTTTGCCGCCTCTAAAACATTCAACACCCCTAGTCCAGTAACGCTTGAGGTTTGAATAGGGACATCAAAACTAATACTTACATGAGATTGGGCTGCCAAGTTATATATTTCGTCTGGTTGAACCCGTTGAAATATATCTATTAAAGATGATAAATCTGTTACATCTCCATAATATAAATTAAGTTGTTCGTAACAACTGTCAAGTCTGGCAGTTTGGTTTTCTGCAACAGAATTTCTTCTTAATATTCCATGAACTTCATATCCCATAGACAGTAAAAATTCTGCTAGATAAGACCCGTCTTGTCCGTTAATTCCTGTAATTAATGCTTTTTTCATAATATATGTACCTTATATTCTTCTAAGAACCAGTTTATAGTTCTGCTCAGTCCTTCTTGTATTGGTATAAATTCAAAGTCTGGTAAACACTTCTTTAGTATACTATTGTCCGATGGTTTTTTCAACTGTCCATCTGGATATTTGTTATTATAAACTATACTATTAACACCCATTTTAAAAGAAATGGTTTGTGCAAGAATTGCCATATTAATTTCTTCATCGGGTGATATGATAAACGGTTCTGGTTCATCATAATTATGTAATACCCATTTGGTAATTGTCGCAACATCATCAACATAAATAAACTCTCGGTATGATTTACCTGTTCCCCACACTTCAAAATCTGTATCATTTTCTTTTGCTATATAACACTTATGAATCAATGCAGGTATTACATGACTACTATCCAAATCAAAGTTGTCGTTTGGTCCATAAATGTTGCAGGGTATAACCGTAACGAAATTACATCCGTATTGTTCCCTGTATGCTCTACTCTGGACTTCTAACATTCTCTTTGCATACGCATATGCATA